CAATACATCCGGTTGATGTTCCTTGTGCAATGAAGAAACGAGTTGCTGTGGACATACCAGTGCCAGCAGCAGGAATAAGGGTTCCGGTTTCAGTATAGAAACCGATAGCTCCATCTTTCAGGAGTTCAGGTGACGTTGCTGTATCAGCAGTCGTAGAGGCTTTTGAAGCCGCGTAATTGACGTTTTTGCCAATTAGAATTTGATTTTGTGCCATTGTTTATGAGAAAGTTAAAAGTTTAGTCTCGTTGCTGATTTTCAAGTGTTAAAGCTTGGTAACCTTGTGATTCTATAGTTGCTGATAGGTATTCCACTGTCATATCTATAATCTTCTCAAGTGCTCTAATATCCTGAATTTCGTAGCTCTGGTTCAAAGGTAGACTCATTCTCCGAGGTTTCCTAATATATTTCAAAGTCAGACCTTTTAATATAAACCTTTCGTCAATATAAATCTCTATTTTGTTAGTTTTGATATTAATTATAGGAGATTCAGGAGCAGATTTACCAAAGGGGTTCTGTTGTATATGATAAGTCTCCTCATTTGATAACAATCTACAGTTTGTAAATGATTCTGCAAAGCTTCCTGTAGCTGTTGTAGGTCTAGTATACACAGTTGATGTAAATGAACCTGTACCAGTTGCTGAAGTATAATATTGAACCTTCATTGATTGAGAGGCATAGGTAGCACTAGTGCTTACGAATATAAAACTATCAGGAGCATAAGTATCTCTATAATATTGCCAGTATACTTTAATGTCTGTTTGAGTTCTATTAATTTCCTGAGTGATAAGATTAATCACTGTAAATATCTCTTCTATATCAGACAGAGAGCTAGCATAATCAGAAAATGTGAATATAGCTGTATCTACTGTTGCTATTGTTTTATAAACAATTGTATTAGCAAAAGGATTACCAGTATATCCTACAAAATTAGAAGCTTTAAATGGAACTATAGATACGTACTCTGTAATATTAGCATTAGTAGGTACTACAGCATCATTAGTACATGATGCAAGAATATTAGCTTCAGCCTCTACAAATGATAAATAATTAAATGGGAGTAATGAATATTGTCTACGGTTAGTTGTTTGATTAAAAACAGTAATAGAACTTTCGGTAATAAGCTCTTGAATAGTGGAAAGTCTTGTTATATTATCCTCAAAGCCTGCTTGCTTAGGATCATTTCGTCTAGTGGTCTTCTCAGTAATATACTGATCCCCCATACGATTAAACACATAATCAATGTATTCTGCTTTGATATTATCATAAGCAAAAGACCCCAGCTTTTGCAAACCGAGGTCTACTGCTATGTGTATTTCTCTTGGAGTCATTTATTATTTAGTAAGTGTCCATTGTGAGAGCTTACCCTCGGCTGACACTCGTACTTTAGAACCCTCTTTAGATTTTAAGTACGCTACAGCAGAAGACATATCATCACCTAAGATTTCATCCTCATATATAACTCTTGTTCCTGATTCCTTAAATACACCTGCATTGATACAACGATACACAAAGCTCTTAATAGCTAATTTATCGTCTTCAACTGCTTTAACAAATTCTACAGGTTTTTTAGTTGATTCAGATTCAAGAATAAGTTTCTTATCATCCGAGCTTAAAATTGCTGGGTTACGATATGAAGTCAATACAGAAAGTACATCATCCATACGCTTTTCATCTTGGATAAGTTCAAGATACTTAAGCTTAGCTTTATTTCTAAGATCAAGTTCACTAGCCTTCTTAAGAGTAGAGCTTACTGGATCATGAATATAAAACAGTGCATAGGGGTTGGCATCTACATTTTCCTCTGGTGCTACATTTCTGTGAGCTTTAGCAAATTTATACTTTGCATAATCCATAGGAGCAACTGGATAGCCATTAGCATCAAGACCTACATTTAACTTAATCCCCATTCCAGGAGGAATTGGAATTGTAATATTACACCAAAATGCTTCACAAGCTTTGGAGAATTGTGGATCAGATACTGAGATACCTATAATCTCTGGCATAATTTTCTTCTCTTCTTCTCCTGTAATGCCTTTCAGGATTTGACCAAACTTATTATACGAAGCTCCAATAGGTCTTTTTGAATCCATTAGAAGGTCTTTCGGTAATCTTGTTTTATCATTCTTTTCGACTCTGCGAATGTAAACGATTCTCTCTTGCATGGTATTTTCTATTTTTTAGTTTTGAATAAAGGGAGGTGGACAGATGTAACAGCTTTTAGGAGTTAAGTCCATCCACCGGATACCTTTATGATTAGCTAATTGTACACTCAGCGTGCAAGCAATTAGTTGCTCTCCGGATGTTAATACCAGAAGCTTTCATGAAGTGAACGGATGCACCGTCAATATCAGAAGCTCTAAGAGCGTTTCCATCAAATCCTTTAGGAATTGTGGCACCAGCAACTGCCCAACGCAACATCTCACGACCTTTTTGAGTGATCATTTGAACGTTAGGTTCTCCATCATAGCTAGACATATCTAAGAAGATCATGCGATAGCTTTCAAGAGGAAGACCTGTTACAGGGTGCTTATCAGACTTGAGTGCTCTTACACCATGGTCAAGCAAAGGAAGGTGACGTACAGTAATTACGTGACCATCAATATGCTGATAGCTAGTGAAGAAACCGCCAAGTTGCAAATTACGTCCAGAACCTGTTACAAACTTGTTATCAGACAGTTTGATATAGGTTTGAGCAGAAAGCTCAGACTTCATTGCATTATCAAATTCTTCCAATCCACCAAGACCTGTGAACAGAGTCACATTCATGTCTGTAGCATCAGAAGCTCCGAACAGAGAATCTCTAACAAACTCTTTCAACTTAGTCGCTGTAAGGCGAGCATAAGTAGTATAGTTAGGAATCTGCTCAAGTACACCAGAACCAACTGGGATTACTTTACCATTATCACCGAAGTCAGAGATTGCGCCTTCGAACTTATTGTACCGTGAGTACCAATAGTTAGTTTCACATTCTTCCTTCCAGCGAAGCATATGTTGGAATTCCTCAAAATCCATCCACAGTCTAGTTGAACCACCGGGAAGTGGAAGTTCCACGTTAACGGTTTTGTTGTTCATGTTACCTTCGTAACGATAAGACTTACGGATATGAGTGATTTGATTCCTCATACGGCTAGGTGCCATCCAGGTTGACTCATTACCTCTTGAACCAGAAGCGGTTACAGGAGCAAACAATTGTGCCCAGAGTTTACCAGCTTCTAACTCACTTGGAGTTACATAGTCAGTTTCTCTAGCGCCAAATAGCTTAAGAGTATATACCCAATAGTTACCTTCTTGGTATGGATCGTCAACGATTTTACATTGAAAATCAGAAGATGGAGATTCAATCAAGTAGTCCTTTACGAACCAACGTTCTTGAAACTTTACTCTGAAAGAGGTTCTACCTACACCTGGTTTGTCAGATGTGATATAGTCAGTTGTAGCAACAGCTACAGCTTTGTTCAATCGACCGATTACTGGGTAATCATATTCGATATCATTAATTGCGCGAACCCTATTCATACCTTCAGTAAGGAATGACAGAGGGAAGCGTTTGTCTTCACGTCCTGCAAGGTGAGTAATTACTGGTGAAAGCAGATCAGGTTGAGTAAGCAATGCCGCAGCAAGGCTGTTCTCATCTGTCATACCGTCAGCATTAAATACATCTTGATAAAGACGTAACTTTGAAATGTTTTCAGCCGCCATGAGTTTTTAGTTTAAAATTTATAAGTCAGAAAGTTATTATAATCCTATATCAGAAAGTTTGATACCTTCAAGAGCATTCTTTTTAGGTGTCGTTTTAGATACGCCTGTACCAGATAATCTGGACCCTTTAGTACCTATTCCTTTCTTTAGAAAGTCAATCTTAGTTTGTGTTGCTTCTTTCCTAACCAAGTCCTTTAGATCAAATCCTTTGAAAACTAAATACTCAAGTTCAAGTTTCTGCGCGAGTTCAAGTTTGTTCATTGCTGCTTGACGTCTAGTTTGACCCTTACCGTCTGCTTGTAGCAACCAAGCTCTAAACTCTTTTCTATCTTTTTCAGGAATCACTAGATTGTGAAGTGATCCTTTTTCAATTACGTGTGATATCTCAGCGACTACTTCTTGACGTTCGATTTCCTGCTTCCTTGCTGTCTCAGCTTGCTTAGCAGTAATTTCTTCACGTCTACTACGTTGAGAATCTATAAGTCTATCGGAAGCTCTCTTAGCTGTCTTATACAGTAATCCTGTTTCCTTATAGTCTTTAATGGCTTCGTTAATCTCTTCATCACTAAATCCCTGTAGACCTAAATGTTTACGAACAATTACTTCTTGTGTAGTTTCGTCTTTTTCATCTACAGTATACTTAGAATAATCTACGTCACCATACTTTGCTTCAAAATACTTAGCCGGATCGCCATTGTTTAACCTAAACTGTAAATACTCCTTTACATCAGGGAAACTCTCAAATAAGTCTTTAATCTCATCTTGAGCGATTCTTTCGGCTATTGCTTTAGTATATTCAGCCACTCCCTCTACTGATTCATCAAATTCACCTTCTACTTCGTAGCCTATGATCTTTTTTAAATCTTCATAGAATGAGCCTTCTGAACCTTCTCCATCAGGAGTATTTGATCCATCAGTTGAATCATTAGTTGTAGTGGTATCTACCGGTTCGTCCAGTTCGTCTGGTTTTGCGGGAATAACTACTTCATCTTTCTTTATTGGTTGAGGTGTATTTGGACCATTTCCGGTAACTATATCCTCAAAGGAGACCTTTCTTAGGTCAAATTTAGCTTCTGACATGTTTTGTTTTCTTTAATTCCTGTAAAATTAGACTTATATAATGTAATATAAAATACCAATATAAAACCGTTACTTATATTTACTTTTTACCAGTTGGCTTCTTCGCTTGTTGCTTAGCCTTCTGATTTTGAATGGTAGCCTTCTCCTTGGCAGCCTTAGCTGATTCCTGAGTCTTCTTGATATCAACTTCAGATTTCTTAATCTTCAGTTTCTCCTGCTCAATCTTCAGCTTCTCTATTTCAGCCTTTTGTGCAACATCCTTTTCCTTCGTATTCGCATCCTGTTGCTTAATGTCAAGCTCCCTTGTACGATGCTTATCGTCAATAGACATACCCAACTGCTCATTCCGAATCTTAAGAACTTCTGTAGCATCTGGTATTCCATCATCGTCGATATCATTATCAGCTTCAAGACCATGAGCAGCACGTAGCATCTCAATATCAATCTTATTACGCCTATCAAGTTCATTCTGATCAGCCTCAAATGCACGTTGTTTATCACCTTCTTCGATTTCAGCTTGTTTAAGTTGTAGCTCAAGTTGTAATGCCTGTGCCTCAATGTCATTCTTCTGTTTCTCCATAGCCTGTTCAACCTGTTGTTGTGCTTCCTCAGCCTTACGAATCAAGTCTTTAGTTTTAGAGAAATTATTAGCTTCAAGTAGATCAGCTACAGCAGAAAGAGGTAAACCATTTTGCATAGCAGCCATTGCATTCTGTTTTAAAAACTCGAACTTTTCTTGTTCCTTTCCAGAGTTTCTAACGAATACAGACATCTCTGTTTCCATGTAGGATACAGGATCAATATTAAGGATAGCAGCACGCATGTCTGAATTGACATACATAGACTTCTTACCATTAACCCAAGCTAGTTTAGAACAGTCAAGTAAGCCTTGTAGCTCACGCTCTTCAAACTTTTCGAACTTACGGAATACTTCCTCAGTGATTACTGAAGAACGAAACACTGCTTCCTGATTGGCTGTAGCAGTTTCTGATGCAGTTGTTTCGCCCTTACGTTGTCGGGTAATGCCCACTGCTTCCTCCCATTCGTATTTAATGGAAGTCATGATCTCAATCATGGACTTAGCATATTGTCCTAATTGACCATCTAGTATGGCATATTGATTAAATCCTTTTACACCCTCATCTGTAGGATTTATAAATGCAAAGCCCATAGCATCTGCATAATACATAAACTTATCCAAGTCCCATCCATCCTCTTTGGGTATAGCATCAATAGGCATAAGAAGAATTTTATCCTTATTCTTAGCCATGGTAAGTTCGAATCTATAATGGAATATGTTATATAGAATCTGGAATGGTAACCCTATCTCTACAAGAGACTTGTTCTTAGAATGTCTGTTAGAGAAGAATATGCCATTATAAGGTAACTTACAACTAGACAGATCATCCATCTTTGTACGTTGAACCTTGGTAGGTCCATAATCTACATAGAATTTATTATCAATCCTATAACACTCTCTTACTTCAGATACCCAAATCCAATATATATCCTCACCTTCGTCATCGACGTAATCTTCGTCTACTTCCATTTGTCTGAGTACACCTAACTCATCCATGTAGGTTAAGATACCAATCTTTTTAAAGCTCTTCCATACACAATGAACTACTTCAATAAGTCTTTCTTCAAGATACTGAGAGTTATCGTAGTTGGAAGTGAATGGTGTAAAGAATCCACCTTCTCTGTGTTGAGATGGATTTTCAAGCTCATCAATCTGATCAGGTTTAAGAACATCATAGAATCTATCTACAACCTGAGAGACAGTAAGTAACTTACGTCTAACTACAGATTCAGCATCCTCTACATATTCAGTCTCTGGACCTTTCTTAACATCTATATCAAAGGGACTAACCTCTTCATATACAACATTATCATGAGCTACATCTTTGTAAGTAAAGCATCCACCACCTACAGTGTAGTCATAAAAACTCTTCTGAAATTGATGTACTACTTCATTATCGTATAAGATATAGTCAAGTGCTTCTTGTCCTACAATAGCACGCTTATCGGCAGGATTAGCCGACATCTCTTCAAGAACCTGTTTAGGTTGTTGTACATCTTGATCTGGTACACCAGATTCTTCAATCTTATTTAATTCATTGATAAATACTCTTTGATAAACTTCAAGAGCTTGTTGAAATTGTGCCTTTTGAGCTTCAGTAACTGAATCAGCATTAGTAGCTACAACTTGATAGTTCTTAGGACGTTTAGATTTCTCTCCCATAAGAAGAGAGATAATTGGAGAGAGTATAGGATAGTTACGAATTCTAGCTGGAAAGTTTATTTTTTTAAACATTTCCGAGTTGTAAGGATTAGTAACGTATTTGTACATTTTATCATCCAACTCATTATTAGCAGCGTCA